TCACCCTAAATACGGCGAGATTGGCAAAGAAATTATATATTTAAACAGATATGACTCTCGTAAGGGTAAGTTTAATGACATATTACCTGATGTTTGGTCTAAAACTTTTAGCTAATTAGGTTCAAAGTAGTATAATATTATATGGCTACTCAACAAGAACTTACATATTTTAATCAAGCATGTCGGAAAGCAATTCAAGCTACTGTACAAGAGGTATTTGCAAAGGCAGTTGAAAAATGTCCTGTTAAATTAGGAAATTTACGAAACTCTGCTGCAATTACTAAAGCTGATCCAGTCAATGGTAGTTTTACCATAGCTTTTAATAGTAATGACAACGCCCCTTATGCTCAATTAATTGAAGAAGGAGGCACTGTTCCGCAGCATTACAAAAAAAGTAAGAAGACTGGTAACGGATGGACGGTTCTACCTTACACAGTTGAGGGTCAATTTTTTATTAAGGAAGCCTTAGATGAAGTGTTTAGTGGTCAATACAATATGACTGTCATTAATGCTAACTTAGGCAGCTCAGGTTATTACATTAACGTGTAAAGAAAGAGGAGAAGATGGCAGAGATAGATGTAACCCCAAATCAAGAGTGGATTATTGCTAGACATTCAAGGATGGTAGGAAAAGTATTAGATTTAGTAGAAGCAGCTATGCCTGAAGGTAAACAGTGTGAAAAATTAAAGAAATTAATGCAAGTTCCCTTGTATGATTTTAGAAATGACATGTTACGTTTAGAAAATAACGAAATAGATCCAAATATCGTTGAATAAAGCTATATTTTTTTATATTTACCCTTAAATTAGTATAATAAAAGTGAATATAAAACTATATTATTTTATATTTTATTTAAAAAGGTCGGAGGTGGCTAAGACCAACCTTTTTGAGGTCGAGAAGACTTAAAATCAAAAACAAAACCTTAAAAATAAGGAGGCTATAATGGCTGATGAAATTCTAAACAGAATTGAAAAGCACATGGAAGGTACGTCACTAGGTTTGGCGGCTCTTGCAGAAGTGCTACAGAAAATGGATGGAAGAATGGAAGCAGATGATGCTTATGCAATTGAAAAAGCAGAGCAAGAACAAGCAGCTATTGAACACGCTAACTTAGTAAAAAG